CATTGTTTAAAGCATTCTCATAGATTTTTCTTGCACCTGGTCCATACCGTGTTTGTATATTTCTAATACGAGCATTCCTAGACTGTTCTGCAGCTGATGGCTTTGATATTCCACCACCAGGAAGTCTAGAACCTGGTTTTCCTGGTCTTCCAAATCTGTCTCTAGCACCAGAAGCCATGGACGCTAGTCCAACGACTATAGCAAGATTTAGAAATTTGTTTAATGCACTTGAAAAATCGTCAAATACTTTTAATCCTTTCTCTCCAAATTTTTCACCAACCCATCCTCTTGTTTTATCATATGCTTCATATCCTTTCTGCACAAAAGTTCCAAATCCATCAATCAATTTAATTGTAAAGTCAGCCAACCAATCAAATGTTCTTCCTATTACTGGAATGAGTGGTTGAATTTTATCAGCATACTCAACAAGTCTGGAAACAAAAAATCCTAAAAGAACATTTTTAATAAAGTTCTTTATCCTATCAAGAAAAGGAACTGGTGGCAGTTTAGTTTTTTTCTCTTCCCCACTTTCTTTCGGTGTTTTTTTCTCTAACTTTTTCTCTCTTTCTCTTCTTTGAAATCTAACTCTTTCTTTCTGCTTATTCTCTTCCTGCTTTTTAGTAATCACAAAAGAATTTTTTAAGATCTTATCAACCTCAATCAGTTTCTTTTTAATAACAAAAAACTTATCTCTCTTTGGAGAAATAGACTCCGCAGTAATTTTTTTAGCGGGTTGGTATTTGACTATGGAAGAAGTTGGTAAGAGATTTGCCATAACTTATCAGGTTGACATTCCTAATACTTTGATCTTTCTTGGTTCGTGCATGACTGCTGCATCAAAATCAGGAAGAGTATTGGTAGGACTCTTTGTGAAGTTTTGCCCAGTCATAGGAGCATCAACAGTCATCATTGCACTCTTAAACAATGCTTTTATGTCCTGTCCAGTTGGTGGTGGAATACTTGGCGGAGTTGTTGCTGAAGATATGGATGCTGATGTTGATCCACCAGATCCAAATGATGCAAGACCAGTACTTGGACCAGATGTTGTTGAGATTTGAACAGGAGGTCCACCAGATCCAACTAACTTCTTCCAATGTTGTGGTGGATTTGCTGGTGCAGGATCATTCCTACCAACTTGAGATGTGTAGTGGAAGAAGTTTCCTCTGTTGCTAAACATCGGATCATCTTTACCTTTGTTCCCAAGTTGACTCTGACCTTTAAAGTCTGTTCTACCCTTTAATATCTTGAGTGCTTCTACAATTTTTGACTGACCCTCTGGTGATGCAAGTTTTGCTGCAAGTTTAGGCTCATCTCTTGCAAGTCCTTTATAAACTGCTTCGTATTGACCTCGTTGAGATCCAACTGCTGCAATTGTATTTGGCCATTTTGGATCTGCAACTCTGTTGAGAATGGATGCAGCAACTCCATACTCATCATCAGTTCCTCTTGCTGCTTCACCACTAACAATATATGCAAGGTCTCTAAAGTCTTGGGCAGATAGTTTTAAAGTTCCACCAGTTCCAGATTTATCTCCCCCAGATGCTTTGATATTTGGATTACCAGTTCCTGCCCATCCCAAAAAGTCCCACCAAGCTCTGCCTTGACTCTCTTTATTTTCTTGCTCTGCTCTTGGCATACCACCACCAGCAGCATATGCAATACCACCACGATAGATTGGTCTGTTTGTTCCACCACCCATAACATTCATAGCAGCAAGAGTGTCTGATCCAAACTGACTTACCGCACCTTTGCTCATCACAAACTCACCAGGAGTAAGCATTGCGGGGACAGTATCTCCGCTTCCAGAACCAGGAACTCTTCCACCACCACTTAACTGTGCTCCTCTCTGAAGAACAGATTCTCTCATCAATTGAGAAGAGTCTGGAGTTTGTCCAGTTTCTTTTGTTTCTTTCGGTGTTACTGTTCCTGCATCATTCTCTTTATTTTCCTCTTCTCTATTCCCTTGATTCATTTGGGTTATTGCATAAGCACCAACACCAGCAATTGCAGCACCTGCTAATAGTGGATGGTTTTTAGCAAACAAGAGAAGTTTTGGAATAGCAAAACGAGTCAGCATTGCAGTCCACTTAAGTATTTTCCCGACTACACCAAAAGTAATAAATCTACCAAGAGAAGTTCCAAAAGCAATGTAAGATCCAAGAAGAGCTGGCCACCAGTCTTTGAGGAACCTACCAATCGCATTTAGTTTTTCTTTATTTGCATCATCACTAAACCAATCAACAAGTTTAAACAAAACTCTTCCAGCAAAAACTGTGAGAAAGAATTCTAATATTTTTTGGAAAAGACTCTTCACGGGAGCAAGAACTTTTTCAGTTGCTTTAGCTAATTTTTTAAATGTTCCCGTTTCTAACTTATCTTCTCTTCTAGATCTTGATTCAGTTTCTTTCCTTCTTCTTTCCTTTGATTCTACATTTTTTTTAAACTTCTGTTCAGACCTGATTGTATTCAAAATAGAATCAATACCTTTCATTATATCATCAAGGTTCTCTTGAGTCTTTTCAGATACAGGAGTTGCAACGAACGGTTGAGCCGCACTAACAGGAGATTTAACAATCGCACCACCTCTCCCAAGAGATGTTCTTGCTGGACCAGATACTGAAGGACCAGTCTTTTTCTTTAAAACTTTATCAACAAACTTCTCAAAATCTATTTTGCTTCCTCTCTTCTTGAACCCCTCTTTTCTTTCAGATGGTGACAGTTGTCTGCCACCAATAGTTCCACTTGAAGTGAGTTCATCTAGATACGCTTGATATCTTTCAGCACCAATAAACTTTGAAGGTACAATCGCTGATGATTTTACCTTTGATACTTTTGGTTTTGGTGCTTTTTTGATTTCTTGCTTTTCTTCTCTAATTTCTTTCAGTATATCATCAAGACCTGGTGGTTCATTGCTTTCCAGGTACTCTTCTACTAACCAGTTCTGGTATGCTTCCAGATTATAATACCCACCATCCTTTCCTTTTTGATCTACTTGAGGATATCCACGAGGATCCTCTTTCATCTTGGCAATTATCTTATCAGCATCTGCTGAAGATAAGCGAACGAAAGAAGAATACTGTATACCAGCAGAGTCCGTACCGCCAGTTAATCGTGCCTTAAGTCTACTCCAAAGCGCATCAGAAACTCTTCCCTTATACCAAGGTTGATCTCTATCTAAAAAGTCTAGGGAAGTGCTACTTGAAGGCATTTTGTTGTTTCTGTTTTAATTCTTCTTCTTCAAGATGATTTTGTAATAGTCCAACATAGATGTCTCGTTCCCAAGGCATCATATTTTCAATCTCAGTCAAAGAATATTTATGGTACTGCATCAAGGCAAAATTAAGTTGGAAGTAATTTACCAGATCCATATGCACCATACCTAAGCGAAAAAAGACGCTAATCCCTCCAGAACAACTTCACTTTCTACTTTGGTATTTGGATTCTTAACTTTAATAGTATGAGAAAGTTTAGGCATAGTTTCAAAGAACTTTTCAATGTCTTTGAACTGTGAAGAGTTCATTGATTCAAGAAACTCTATCACTTCTTTTTTAGAAATATCCGCAGAAGCCCATACTTCATCTTCAGTATAGATCTTATCAATACAAGATGCAATCAATTCAAAAGATTGATCCATTGCATTCTTATCACTAAAGTCAAAGTTACTCTTAATGAATTGTTCCAATGATGGATACTTCATTTCCATCATAATTGAATCGTCAATCTTAATTCTATTACTGTGCTCATCATTCTTATGAACTTTAATTTCATCCAGATTGATATTGACAATCACTTGAGTTTCCTCATCATCTGGGCAGACAATATTTACATCAAGATCTTCACCAACAGACTTCCCACGAATATTAAGAAACAAATATTCAATGTCAAAAGTTGGGAGACTTTCTACTTTAATCCCTTTAGTGAGGATGCAATTCTTAATGACAGACTTAACAGCAGTTGTGATTTGCTTTGTGTCTTCGCTCTCTAAAGCAATCACAAGAACCTTTTCTTCTTTTACAAGAAAGGGTCTATACTTAATTGTTTCTCCTGTTGATGGCAACTCAAGTTCGTAAGTTGGCGTAGCAATTTTTGGTAATGGCATAATAACCCAAAAAGTTCAGTATGATTATTTATTCCCTCTCTCTAGGTCCTCTGACCGTGGTATTTGGACGAGTCAGATTTTGTCTTCCTCGCTGTACACTATCTTCAAATGCAGACTGTCTAAATCCCTCCAACTCTTCAGCAGTATATCTCCATCCACTGTTTCCATTAAACTTTGCTTGATCCAAAGGAGTTTGTGGTTTTTCGGAAGAAGTAGCAGTTCTTGAAGGGAGTTCATTGATAACATACCGAATATAACTCATTGACACGGTGCATTTCAACAGAGATGATGACTCATAAGAAACTGGCATAGAAGAAACCGAGAGAGGAAAACTTCTTACAAATTGATATGTCAGTTTTGATTTATAATCTCTTTCAAATTTTGTGACAGTCAATCCCTGATCAGAAATATATTCATCTGGATACTTGACGCGGTAAAAATAATCTTTATTAATTGGAGATTGATCTGCAGCGTCTTCGTTTGTAATATATCTCATCCACATCTCAAAGAATCTTATTGGTAAGTAAGCCTCTGCATCAACATAGAAAGTGAGATCAATTCTATCATCAAACAGTCTTCTATATGCGTGCTTCTCTGTCACACCAGTACGATCATTATTAAGTTCCAACGTAGTCAATTGTGATCCAGGAAGAGTTGCTTCCGAACACATTAGATTTAATTTATCCTGATCAACTCCTAAAATATTTCCCAAAGATGGAGGTATTCCAATCTGTACTTCAAAATGAGAAGTGAGAGCAGGTCTTAATAACTTTGATTTGATGTCTGATAGAGACCTTGGTGTAGGCATTTATAAATACTATTTGACCTTATATATTATGTATGATGGCAGAAAGTATTAAGAGTAAATACAGACCATCTTTTCCTAAAAAATATAAAGGGAATCCCAACAATATCATATGCCGTAGTAGTTGGGAAAGAAAGTTCTGCCATTGGTGTGACTTGAATGAGAATATTTTAGAGTGGGGTAGTGAAGAGTTTTCTATTCCATATCTTTCACCCGTTGATAATCGTGTTCATAGATACTTTCCAGACTTCATCGTAAAGGTGAAAGAATCAACTGGAAGAATTAAAACCTATGTAATTGAAGTTAAACCAAAGAAACAAACAAAACCACCAGCAAAGAAAAAGAGAGTAACCAAGTCTTATATTCATGAGTGCGTGACTTATGAAGTCAATCAAGCAAAGTGGAAAGCAGCAAAAGAATTTTGTGCAGATAGACTCATAGAATTTAAGATAGTCACCGAAGACGAACTAGGTATTAAGTAATGGCACCACAAGGTTTCGGTCAGTATGTAGGAACAGGAACTGCAAGAACTAGAGAACTGCAGAGAAAAATTGCAGAGTCTAGATCTGTTGATCAAGACGATGTTATGATGTTCATTATGGAAGTTTTTAAAGAAGAAGTTTTATATCCTGAACCAGGTAAATTTTATACTTTTGTTTACAGTCCCAAAACTCCAGACATTGAGTATGATCAATACCCCTTGATTGCTTGCACATCATTGGAGAGATGGGGATTTAAAGGCATCAATTTTCACTGGAGACAAGGAAGACAATATACTTGGGAAGAAGTTGTAGGGAAACTTCACGTTGTAAAATACAATGAACTTGATGAATTGCTCGCATTACAGTATGGAAAGTTCCGTCTAAATAAATAAAAAACCACCATTCTGATGGCTGCATCCACAACACCCGGATGGGAAGCTGAAAGTTCTTCCATCATTAAGGCAACTCTGCCAACAAA